CTTTTTAACTATGTCTGCATTGTTTTTCCAAACTTCGTCTCTAGCTTGAGAAGAAGCGTGTTGTAGTGCAGTTCTAGTTATCATCTTTGCGGTTTTGTTTGCTTCGCCAATAATTCCGTCTTTGAACTTATTAGCCCTAGTGCCACGAATAGCTTGTAAGATTTGGTTAGTTGTTTGCCCTTCGTAATAACCGGACATAATCGCCCCTGCTACTTTGTCTAAAGTCTTTTTAGACATATCTTTTACAAAAGGTTCTAGCAACTGCCCATTTCCAAACCCAAGCATGGTTAATGGGTTATTCAGAACAGCTACACTAATCGCAGCAGCCGCAGGTACTACATACTCAGCAGCAGATACTTGCTCTAAAGAGCGAAGTTCAAAACCTGCCTCGTAGTCAGCCAAGTCTAAAGATTGCTTTGCTACAGTCTTTGAAAATTCTTGCGCTAATACATCCATGTCTGAGCGTACAGAAAGCAGCAACTGGTTAAGCCTGTCTCTAGAAAACTCGGTTAGGTTTTTATTAGCCAAACGAGAGCTAACAGATTGGTCAATCTTCTTTAGAAAATCGTCAACCTTGTTAGCTTCGCCTGTCTTTAGCCTTTCGAGATAGACTTGATGACGAGTCGCTATGTTTATTAGCTCCTCAGGTGCTGTAGCCATTAGCTTCCCTCAAGGTCAACCATGGTTTCTTGGATACCTATTTCTTCTTGGTAATCTTGAAAATCTTTTTCTGCACTAATTAAACCGTGCCTCTTCTGCCAAGCAAAGAGGTCACTAATCGGCAGAACGCCTTGCAAGAATGAAGCGACAACAGCGGTAAGCATTTGTGCGTCTGCTTTCGGGTCAATAAAGTCTTGGCTAATCTCGTATCTGCACTCAACATCACCACGGACACCCATGAACTGAGCCGCCATTTTTAGCGCGTCATAGTAGGCTTCGGAAACATTATTAGCGATTAAAGATAGAACTGAGTGCTGAGTCATTAGCTCACCGTCAATCTGTGTGGCAGTTTTAGCCGCACCGCCAGACTGCATGAACATAGCGCCCAAGCCAATCATTAGCTCAACTTTGTCCATCATAGCTTCACGCGCAAGCATATTAGGGCTCGCCTGAGCAAAGCCAAAGGTCTCGCCAGATGGAACACCGATTAATCTACCTGAGCCGATATACATATTGTTTGACTGCATTAGCTCAATGGTTTCTTGGTTTAGCCCAGACATCCACGGCTGAACCTGCCCGACTGTAAATACTGAGTCTTCGTAGATAGCGGAGTTATTGTAATGACCTAAATTTATCTTAGCCAAATCGTACATCGGCGGGTGGTCAACACTGGTCGTATTCATTTCTGCGCCAACGAAAACAAACGGCAGATAGTTTAGCGTGTTGCCGAATCCATCGCGTGGGATAGTCTCGCTGTAAACATAGTATTCATTATGGTCGTTTCTGCGCCACTCTCTCTGAACATATACGCCTTCTTCAAGCGCCAGTTCAATCCATATTTCTTTTAGCTCAAACTCGTAGCCGTCAGACTTTGGCTCGCTAACCGTAGAGGTTAATACGACAAGCGTAGGCATAACTTTTGAGCCGACTCGCTCTGTCTGCCAGTTGATAATCTGTCTGCAATCAAATCGTGTAATAGTAGCGAAGATATTACCGTTAAGAATATCAGCGCGTGATACTTCACCGTCTGTAGTTGGGAAATCTACCAATAAACCAGAACGACCAACACGGATAACGTCACGCATTACTTCTTGAGATTGTTGGTAGATAGATGCACCTGCGCCGTTTATATCCGTAGATACATACTCTAGCTCTTCAGGGACTTCTAGTGTTGGCGGTTTGGTAAACGCTTTGCCTACGAACCCACGACTCGTATATCCTGCGACTGCGGCGAATACGCTACGCTTGAAGAACTGCGAGTTACGCTCTACATTCTCAACGGATACATCTTTCGGGTTTAGCTGAACCAAATACCTTTTGAGGTTGTTGGAATCGCAAATATCATTTACCAATTCCCACTTGTCTACATTGTCCCGATATTTCGGGTTCTTGAAATCTATGCTCATCGTGCCATACCTATATCTGTGACCACGATTGGTCTGCCCAGCGACCATTTGCGGTTGATAAAATAACCTGCCGCATCAACCCAGTCGTCTATAGCAGGATGTTCACTGAACTTTTCGGGCTGTCCTTTTATGTAACCTTGCGACTCTAGCGCGTCAGTTAAATGTGGACAGTTATCCGTATTCACTAGCCATCGGTCATGCGATAGCAATCCGTTTACTGCGTTTATACGGTCTCTAACCATAGGATTCGCATTCGGACAGTCTACAGCGTAACCGTGCTGCCGTATTATATCAATATCTGACCCAGTTGCGTTAGTGCTACCAGACTTTCCACTAGCGTCAGGGTATACGGTTATTTTCCTACCTTGCTGCTCGTATTTAGATAAACGCGCACAGAAATCTCTAGTGTCGTGACTAATAAATTCATCAACGGTAATCGGGTCTTTTCCATCTATAACGCTAACTATCGCGCAGCATCCACCAATATTGAAATCAACTCCGACATGGAGAAACTTGTCAGCGTCAGTAATCATGCGGTCTGTGTGGTGTTTTTCCCTAGCAAAGAAATGGTAAACCTTGTTAGCAGATAAACTTACAAACTCGCCTTTAAGGAATAGGTCAGCTAAAACTGGGTCGTAGTTATCCCTAATCTGTTGGATATAACCGTCAGGCAGAAAAGGATTAGATGCTGTAGGTGAGTTAATAACCTCGTAGCCATCTTGCAATGACTTTACCCACTTTTGATATACGAACCCGCTATAGCCTTGGTCTGGTGTAGTTACGCAGCCGATTGTATTACCCGCAGGATGCTTGCACTTTTGCCGATTGCGTTCACTTATCTTTCGCCACACTAGCGCAGCTTTATCTTTGGGCAGAGTATCTAGCTCGTCAACAATGCTATGCGCTACCTCATAGGCAACGATTCGCTCAGGTCGGTCATAGCTACGCAGGATAATCATACCGTAACCGTGAATCTGCACTGTGTACTCAGAGCGGTTAGTTTTAAAGCCTAGCCCTAGCTTTTCTAATTCTTCTTCAAGCCCAGACAATGCGCGTAACCTAAGCAAATCATAGGTCGGCATATAGTAAGCGCCGTTGATATTAGGGTCTTGAACCATTAGGCAGATTAGCCTAGATATTCCTGCTACTGTTTTTCCGCTACCAAGCCCACCGACTAGCGCAGGGTATTTTGATTCGGCACAAACGAATTCCTCTTGTGGGCTAGTCAGGCTTAGTTGCACGGATAATCTGTATTTTATTAATTGATTCAGCGGTTATGTTTGTTGTGTCTTGCTCTTTCCAACCCGCTTGAGTCTTGAGATAGAAGATAGCCGCAGTTGTATTACCGTTCTGCGCTTGGTTAACAAGATTACTAGCCACGCTTGCTATAGCTCTGCCCTTTCCCCTTTTATACGCCTCAGAAACTTCTGGTTGACGGTCTTCTACGGCACGAAAAGTGTTCTCCGATATACCTAAGTAATCAGATAATTGTGCTTTTGTTAATACAGCGGCGAGTTTCTCTACCAAGTTTATTTTATCTTGGTCAAATTCCACTGCGGGTCTTCCCCCGCCGTCACCTTGGTTTCCGTTTTTCATAATTTTGGTTCGTAATGATAACTATAAGTTTTAATTGCGTTTCTAAATCCCGTTTGTCGTATGTTTGGTCCTGCTTTATTACTAAATCTTTTTACGTCACACAATTTCCAATTATTTGATTTTTCAAATGATTTTGCAACTGGAACACTAGAAAACTTTGCCCATACATCAAACCCATCATCTGACATTATCTTGCTTGTTTCTTCGATTAACTTCATTCCAAGACCAAGACCAACATAATCAGGATGAATCACAGTTCTGTTGCTGTGCATTTTCATAATTTTGTCAGTTTTCTTTTTTGGAGTGTAATTTGCAAAACATTGAAATCCAATTTGATTATCTCCATGAAACAAACCAAATAACTTTATAACTCCCCCAGGCAATTTTTCGCTTAAATAATGATACTTACTAAAGTATTTCCAACTTTCCCTGCCGATAGCCCTGATGTTGAAGTGTAATTTTTCCTCTCGCTGATAGTTTCGCCAAAGACACCTCCGGTCAATATAAATGCCTTTGTTGCAGTCTATAATCCAATCTGGGTTTAACCACTCGATTACATCATAGTGACAACTGACAGCTGTTATTTTCTTGTCTATCTTTCTAGCGTGTTTAGCCAAACAAACAGACATACTTTTAGCCACTGTTCTATCTACTACGGATGTCCATTCATCAACCACGAAATCTTCATGTCTGGACAATTGCAAAGCAGCTATGGCGCGAGCCTTTTGACCGTTACTCAATGTAGCCACTGGTCTAATCCAACATGGCACTTGAGATAAACCTATTCCGTTAAGAGCGTTTTGGCATTGCTCGTAAGTCCAATCTTTTGGAAATTGGTCAATAATTGGCTTTGATTCGTCTATATCAAAATCAAAACAATCTTTACCAAACACTTCATTAGCTAATGTAGTTTTACCGCTTCCTGATGCCCCAACTATCAAACCGACATTCCAATCAGTTTTTAAATCAGCATCTATTGAAAATTCGTGAACGCTTTTTTTGTTTACATCAATGTCTAAACTGTTAGCAGCCATTGAGCATCTAAAGGTATCTGATACTGGAGAAGTAAGTTTTACATGATAATTTTGCATTTCAAATCATCCTCCATGGCTTTTTCATAAGCAGTTTGCAACTCATTCTCATTTTCAAATTCTATCAAAAGTTGCCATTTATCTTCTGTATCGCCCGTGAATTCTTTTTTTTCTTCTTGTTCTTCTTCAATATTTAACATTTCTGTTAATTCATTTGCAGAAAAACCGATTAAATCAACATCAAAATTTAAATCTTCCAATGTTTCAATTTCAGAAAATAGAATCTCAATATCCCAACCTGCATTTAGCGCCAGTTTGTTATCGGCGATTACATAGGCTTTACGCTGTGCTTCAGATAAACCAGACAAGCGAATACAAGGAACAGTAGACATAGATAGGACTTCAGCAGCCATAACTCTGCCGTGACCCGCTATTATGGTTTGTTCTTCGTCAATTAGAATAGGATTAGTAAAGCCAAATTCGCGTATGGATGCAGCGATTTGCTTAACTTGCGACTCAGAGTGAGTGCGTGAATTGTTGATATACGGTATTAAGTCGTCCGTAGCGACATATTCTATCTTTAACACATTCACCCCCAGTGATTGCTTTTAGCCTCAAGCTAGGGGTGAATGGTAACACTTTTGTTAAAAAAGGCTAGCCCATTGAATAAACTGCGTAACTAGAATTAGCTTTGGTCACAATATCTGTTTTTATCGCGTAGCCTTTAGCGCGCAAATTATAAACAATAGCCGCTAGTCGCGTGATGTTGTACTTGCTGAAGGCTTGCATTGAGCTGATTTTTTTATAGCGTTTGATATGGTTTAAGACTTTAATTTCCTGACTCATAACTTTCTCC